GGTGCTGGAAGCGCAGAAACAGATGGTATTGGACCAGTTACAGCCGAAGAAGGTGCTCAATAGCCAATTTGATACTCAGACCGAGTCGCAGAAGCTGGCCGACGCCGTTGCCGAAGTGCTTATCGGCATGGCATTGGAACAGGGCAACATCGCCTTAGCGTTCGTGGCCGGTGATGACGCCACCTTCACCCTGACCGACGTGGAAAAGAAGTACATCGCGGACTCTGTGGCGAAAGCCTGCGCCACCTTCACCGAGGAAACGCAGACGGCAATCGCCAAAGCCGTAGCTGACGGACTGGAAAGTGGCGACAGCCTAGCGGAGATACAGCAGGCAGTCGGCAAGGTATATGATGACGTGCTCGGCACGGAGACGCCCGGCTACCGCATAGAGCGTCTGAGCCGAACCGAGACTATCAAAGCCAGCAACGAGATAACCCAAGCCGCCTACCAGGACTCCGGCGTGGTGACGAAGAAGGAATGGTTCGCCAACCCCGGTGCCTGCCAGTACTGCGCCGCCCTGAACGGTTCGGTCATCAGCCTGAGCTCGGCATATGTGCCGGTCGGTGCCACGTTGGAAGGGACCGACGGCGGTACACGGGTCAACGATTACGAGACGATTGAACACCCTCCGGCGCATCCCAGCTGCCGCTGCACCATCGTACCGGTGGTTGAAAAAGCCGACCTGTAGCTATGGATGTGCGTTGCTCTACGAAGATAGACGCTATCCGGCGCTGCAATAAGTATCTCGGCACCTTTGAGCTGTTGTTCGGCTGGCTCTACTGTAAGTCCTGCAAACAAAAGAACTACTACGAAGTTACGACCGCGAAAGGTTTGCACAAAGCGAAAGCTTTATGGTAACCAGACAGTAGAGGAATAGCCTCATAGTAGCGGCCAAGACGCCCACAGCTTTTTTGCTGTGGGTTTTTTAATGCCAGGAAAGGCGAGCAATGGAGTTCAAGTTAGACAATTTGGAACGGCAAGTAACGAAGCTGGTGGTGCTGAAGGATACGAAGCTGCCCCACGGCCAGTTTGAGGCGGTACTCTCTACCGACCAACTGGACCGCCACGGTGAAATCGTGGATGTCAAAGGCATGGTCATACCCAAAGACCAAGTCATAAAGATGTATTACAACCATCAGACTAGTGGCGATTCCCTACCTATTGGTCTATGGCTGAAAATCTGGAAAACCCAAGACGGCAAGCTGATGGGCCGCGGTCAGATAGACGTCAATGACCCCTTCGCCATGATGATCTACAGCAAAATCCAGAACGGCTTTATTGATTCCATATCAGTCGGTTTTTACCCGAAAGAGTTTGACGGCGACACCTCAACCTGGACCAAGAGCGAACTGGTGGAGGCTTCAGTTGTCGCCGAACCGGCTAATGTTGGCGCCAAGATTACCGCCAAGGAGCTGGGCTTCAGCGCTGACGAGTTTGAGCAATCCCTGAAGGTCAAGCTGGCAGAAACCAAAGATGGCAAGGTAGCCATTAAGCAGATCCGTAAGGGCGCCGTGATGGACGTACTGGTGGAGCAGGACAAGTGGGAAGTCATGGAAGATTTCTGGGAAGTCGTATACGCCTTCGCCGACGCTTACTACGATGTCTCACAGCCGACCAGTGCTTTTAACCAATTACTGACCGAGACCATCGGCATCCTGCAGAGCATCGTGGATGGCACCTACCAGGACCCGGATGACACCGATGAAGACGACGCTGGCGCAGTCGTTGAGATTACCGAAATGCAAGCCGCCGTTGAGGAACTGAAATCGAAAGTGGGGTCGTTAGAAGCCGCTGTCAAAGCGTCTGACGAACAGCCCGCGATCAAAACATTAATCCAGGTTCGCCTAGCCGGAAAAGAGGTCGATAAGACGGCTGAAGCGGTGAACCGGGCAATCAAAGTACAACTTAAGGAGTTGAATAATGAGTAAAGAACAGACTATCGAGCTTGACGAAGCTGCTGTTGCGGAAATCGCAAAGCACGTTCAGGCTCCGGAAATCGACTATGACAAAGTAGCCGAAAAGCTGGCCGAAATCCAGAAGGCAAACGAAAAAGAAGTCAACAAGTTGAAGACCGAGAAGAAAGAAGCCGTTGAAGGCGAAATCGTCGGTAAGTACGCCAAGGAAAGCAAAGAAGAATTCGCTGTCAAACAGCTGATCGCTGCCATGAGCGGCAACACTGCTGAACTGGCAGAGCGCAACGCCCACGCCCTGAAGACCTTGAAAGAGGCTGGCATGGTTGAGAAGGCTTCCTACCTGAACGCCGGAACCGGCGCTGACGGTGGCTACCTTGTCCCGAACAACGAACTGCTCGCCGATGTGATGAACATCTTGAGCGACTTCTCCGTTCTGGCTGGCGCCGCCCGCGTCATCAACCTGACCACCGGTGGCGGCATTGACGTCTCTACCCTGACTGCCGACGTCATCATGACGGAAGTAGGCTCGGAAGGTGGCGCTAAGACTGTTACTAAGCCGACCTTCGGCGATACGACTATCGACGTCCGTGAATGGGCCGGTGTAGCCGTTCTGACCAAGAAGGTTGTCCGCCAAGCCGTCGTAGATGTTTACGCTATCCTGCGTGACAGCTTCGCCCGCGCTATCGCCCACAACCGCGAAGAGCTGCTTCTGACTGACGCTACCAGCGGTATCGTCCACAAGAGCGGCATCGTCAGCGTTTCGCTGGTTGCTACCAAGACCAGCGTTGACGACTTTGACTGGGCTACCATCCGGTCTTTGCCCTTCAAGGTGCCGGTCAAGGCTGCCCGCGGCGGTATGTACGTCTTTTCCCGGCTGCTGGCTGCACACCTTGACGGTCTGCAGAGCAGCACTGGTTACGACCTGGATCTGCTGCAGTGGGACCCGGGCTCTAACCTGACCGGTACTACCAAGAACGGTTACCGCTTCGTGGTTGCCGAAAGCCTCGGCACGACCGACGCTGTGGACACCGCATACTGTGTGTTCGGTAACTTCGGCCAGTACGTTATCGTCGTAAGGCAGGGTGCAGTTGACTCGGCCGTCTTCGACAGCGGTATCGTGACTGACGGTTCCAGCGTGGACCACAACCTGATCCAGGAAAACAAGCTCGCTCTGCGGGTGGAGTCCTGGGAAAACGTCGGTTACCCGCTTCCGGGTGCCTTCGTGGTTGCCAAGACTGCTGCTTCCTAAGAAGTAGTACTCTACGCCGAAACAGGGGCCTGCGGGCTCCTGTTTCTTTTGTGGTAACCTGACGGCGATGTATACGACCCAGACCAATATCGAGGATAAGTTAGGGGCCAGTCTGAGCACGCATCAGACAAGCTACTTTAACAATGTCCTGGATGATATGATCGATACCTTCATAAATAACGAAACCGAGACACTCTTCGGCTCGCAGACCGCCACCAC